CCTTGCTATTGCTAGAGCTGCCCTCGATGTTAGTTCCTCGATCAACTCTGTCGTCTACTATGCAGTTGTCAACTGCAATCCAAGCAGGCTTGCCGAGAGCATCCAGCTTTTTGATTTCAATCGTATAGTCGTGCTTAGCGTCATTGGTAATACGCTTACGAACGATACGAGTCTTATCGTTTTGGAATACAACTACAGGGCCACAAGCATTCATTGAGTTGCCCTCCAACGTTCAAGCACTCCACTAATGTCAGGCGGCGAATAGCCTGGACCTTTGACAACTTTGTGCTTGTCTCCAGGCGTTTTTGTCATGTTTGAACGATGCACTTCTTGAAAGATTAGCTCAACCGGAATACCGTAAGCCACTCCGGTTCCAACTACGCAGTACATCAAGTCGGCTAGTCCGTCTGCCAACTGGAGTTCACTGCCACTGCGTAAAGCCTCTATCAGTTCAGTAAGTTCTTCAATCATCAATGACGCTCTAGCTAGAGCTAGCCGTCGACGATTTGGAGCTGCAATCTCTCCCGGCTTGACGCTAGCCCCAGCCATTGTAGAGTCAAGCTCGTCTCTAGCGTCTTGAAGCAAAGCGCTAGCGGCATCCAAAGAATGACGAAGGTCTTCACCCTGCGGATCCAGTCGCTCTCCAACAGCAAAGTTGTGTTGTTGATGGAACTCCATAACCATTTGATGCAATTGCATTAGTACTCCTCGCCGTCGGTGGACGGCCCTTCAGTTACTCCAGCCTGATCCATGTCTTTTAGCAAGCGAATGAAGTCAGGCGACTTGTGATAAGCGTCTCGTCGTCTACGAAGCGCGTGGTTTCTAACAAGGAAGGACACAAAACGTTGAGCGTCGTCCTTAGCAAGCTCCAGCCAGTCCTGCGCGTCTTGCAATGTAACAGAGTCTGTGTACATCAATTGACGAACTAGACTAGCCGGGAACTTAGTTTGAAGCAGCCGCTTTTTGACGGATGCTTGGTCTGGCATTCTATCTGCGAGTACTGCAGCCCTACTGAAGTCTGCATAACCCATTGCCGGGTCTTTATAGCACCTATCAAGTAGTGCAGCAACATGTTGAACGTGGCAAGCTCTAACTATTACTGCTTCCCCTTCACACGAAAAAGTTTGACATGCAGAAGCAGCGGCAAGCCTAGCTAGCTTTTGAACCACTGTGCCTCTATCGACTAGCGGAAGCATTTCAGTATAGCGAGCACACAAATCCTTACCGGCTTCTTCAAGCGCAGTCTCTGCTTCCTTAGACACTAGCACCTTGTCTTCTTCTCGAGTCCAAGCCCACAAAGCTAGTCTGCGACAAAGCGCTTGAGAAGGTGGCTCAATAGTCTTTGTTGTCAATTTTAGTGCAGCGACGTCTACTTGGCCATTTGATACGGCACAAGCAAGGTCAAACCTACGAACGTCTTCTGTAGCACCAATCAACTCATGAACTGCTTCAACGCCGAATGAGTATGAAGCTAGCGGGCGGTTACCTCTAGCGTTTGATATGAAGATTAGCCGTGTACGAGCTCGAGCCTTTCGTCGTTCAATCTTTGGGATCTCAGCTATTCCGCTAGAGCGCATATCAGTCAGCTTTCCAATTACGTCAACGTGCGCGCCTTTTACTTCTTCAAGAATGACTAGTCGGCTGTCGTGTCTTGGTATAACTCCCCACGTCGCAAACCATCGACCGCCAGAGCCCATTTGCTGCAAGCCGCCCATCAAGCCTGCAATTGTTGCGCCTTTACAAACAGTCCTTTCCCCAAGACCAAGCCAAGCTTGAATGCACGACGCTGCTTCAGTTTTCCCTTGCGACGAATCTCCTAGCACTAGCGTGTTTAGCCAGCCATTGATTCGCCTTCCTCCAAGCATAACATACAAAGGCGAATGCCAAGTCAGCCACATTACTTGGTGCATATCTCTGCGGCCAAGGATCCTAGTCACTGAAGTCTCTAACCCTGAGTACAGGGCATCGAGCCGCGTTTCTAAAGCTGCTAGCGTCCACTCCGTAGGCTGAAACTGTTCAAGCTCTTTTAGTTCTGAGTCGCTAGGCGCGAATGTTCGTAGGCTGTCTTCTGATGGCGTTGCAGCATCGGCAACTAGCACTGCTTGTTGACTACGTGGATGCGGATACAACCTAGCCGTCAGAGTATGTGGAACGTTCTCCTCTGGGTCTATACCTACGAGAAGAGTTGATTGCATTATGTTTGGTTCACCACCAGAAGTCAATTCCAGTTGAGCAGACAGACGAGCGTCTAGCACCGTGTGGTGATTGAATGGAATCAATTCAACAGCTCTGCATTGTGGTATGCCTAACGCAGCTTGTAATACTATTGATTGAACCGAGCGCGGCGAGTTTACCATCTCAACTATAGCCTCAGAGTTAGAGGCTACAGTCAAAAGCACTCGCCCTTGATCGTCTGCTTGAAGGGGATTGACTGGACACATGTGGCATTGAGGTTGATCTTTTGAACAACCGGCATGCACTTCACGTGGCACAAGAAAAGGAGACGTATCAACAGCTGAAACCACTGCGTCTACCTTTAGTAGCCATCCAACGTTTTCTGCTCTAGTGGAGCCGTGCAGTCTAACTTTCCTAGTTCCGATAGGGCCTTTGACAACTATGGCTGTTTGTCTTTCAAACTCCTTAGCTAGACTCATCAAGCGCAGTAAGTCGTCGGCAGTGGCGTGCTCCTGCCCAACTAAATCGTTGACGTCTCCCTTTGGGTACTTAGCCTTATCCAAAGGCAACTCAATAATACGAACTGACTTTGCTATACCAAGCAAGTAGCCAGCTATCTTAGCTGCAGCCTCCTCTCCAGCTTTGTCGACGTCCATACAAATCCAGACGTCTTTTCCCCTCAGCAATTCACTCCACCGAGAATCCCAAGAGCCTTCTCCAGCGGTAGAGGAGCACGCTGCAATTCCATACTGAGCTAACAGTCTACCAACTACTAGACCTTTGATCTCTCCGCCACAAATCCAAACTTTGTCAGCTGCAACTGCTTCGGCAACTTGGTAGAGCTGCTCCGTTCCCATGCCTCTGGTATTGCGCATCTTGAGATTAGACGGCGCGCCAGGAAGATAACGACGAACATTGACTACTCGACCTTGCTGGTCATAAACTGGAATAGTAATGCGTCCATCAAATACCCCTAGCCGAGCATGCCTAGCCATGTCGTCTGTTACGCCGCGAGCTCTCAAAGCGGCTATCAGCGGACCAGAAGCCCAAAGATTAGCGTGATAGCGCTCTATCAAGCGCTGATCCACTTCCTTTACTTCTGTTAGCTCGTAACGTGTACCAAGCTCGGCTAGTACAACGGCTCTAGTTGACTTTGTAGCGTAAGCAAGAAAGGAGACAATATCCCCTTTTGCTTTACACGTTTTACAATTCCAAAGCTTCTTGGCGACGTTCATAGTCGCTGAAGGATTGGTATCTTCGTGTGCTGGACAGAGAAGCTTTAGCTCTTCCTCTCCAATAGCCTCATACTTCCAGTCAAGCCGTTCCAGCTCGGCTAGCGCTGAAATAGCATCAATATTAGTCGGCAAGCCAACCTCCTACGGTGTTAGCAGGAGAGGGCTCCGTAGCCCTCTCCATGGTAAGCAGGTCTACATCTCGCCTGTATCAAAAGCAGTCTCTGCAGCTGCTTCCGAGTCGTCTGCGCCTCCCGTTTCTTGGTCGACAATCAAACGATTTTCTTCGAACGCTTGTGCGAGTTCATATCGCAAAGCACGCATTGGAACGATCTCCTCTGCTTGGATATACGGATCCGCGTTTGTCGGAGCTGCAGGCTGAATTCCCCACCAGTTGTTTCCATTCTTCGATCGAGGAAGAACAGAGAACTCCCACACTTGCATCCACAGAGAAACTTGTCGCCCTTCAATTCGACGCATTCCAATCGAGTTGGTGAAACTGCGCCCTGTGGTGAACTCACCACGTTGGAATTGGAGAACACACAGAGTGCCTGCCAAAGGGTGTTCTCCATAGATCAACCCTGTAAAGCACAAGTGTTCCGTGTGTCGACGTTCCCACGGCTTTTCACTAGGCCCGCCGGGATACTGCTCAGACCGCTTTTTCGGGTCGCGAGACAGAGCAGCGATCGCACCATCCTTCTTGAATGAGCGAGCCTCGATCGGTTGAGCGCTCTTGTCACGACGATCTCGCCAAGTAATGTACTCAGCGAAGAAGAAGATGGGTACGAACAGGAACGGAGTAGCACGCTTGCTAACAAGCGTATCACCAGGCATGAGAATGACAGAGCCCTCTCCGTGACGATCCTTCAGCTCTTGAGGAGATAGTCCCTGCAAGACTTGAAGCCGTGGAACAATGCGGTATTCCTTCAACGCAACAAGAGACTGGTCTTTTGCGTCTCCTTGAGGAAGCGCAGCAAGCAATGCTGCGTTCCTGTCTCCGATAGCAGTCACTGCGGTTTCGTTTCGTTTACTAACCATTGGTCCTTCGTTTCCTAAAGATGGTTTTCGGGTCATCGAACATCGTCAAGCCAGCTGGTGTTGGTTTACCGTCTTGGCTTAGACGTGTAAGGTAGTCAGTTACCTGATCGTAATCTAACTTGACAAGTCCCTGCTCAATCACAGCGTCGGGAACTCCAAAGGCGCGAAGAATCGCAGCGTACTCTGGTGTTTTAGAGCTGGGTATCTTGGGTTTTCGTTTGATGTCAGCGGTTCCGGTATACAGCTCTCCACGAACCGAGGTATCGGAGTCAGGATTCTCTACGAAGCTTTGCGCTATTCGAAGCGCGATAAGCCTGCCTAGCACCCAATCTTTAGCTTGAGCTTCTTTTCTTAGCTCTTCCATCAAGTCTTTCAAGTCTCTCCATATACCTCCACAATCCACTTGATCTGATTGCGACAAAGTATTACGCTGCAGCGACTGCATGTGGGCTGCAGCCACTTGCATCATTTCGACTTGAAGCTTTCTAGCACTTGCCAGCAAGTCAACTGCCCACTGTCTTTCTGGGTTCATACTTCGTCCTCTGGGTGCACTCTGAGATTTTTCTCTACGTAGGTACCTTTGACTGCATCAAATAGAAGCAGCCTAAGCTCTTGATACTCTCTAGCTGCAACCGCCAAGAGAACAGCGACAGAGTTTGTTGGTCCAGCAAGAACTAGGAAGTCGATAGCCGGATCAAAGCGCTTCTCTCTTAGCTCTCTGATAACTGCTCGAGAGTACCCATCCATATTGAATGGGCTAGGGGAGCGGACTTCACGCTCGAATAGAAATTCGCGCTTTCCAAAAGACTCGGCGAGTTGCGTATTGAAGCGCTCGCTAAGCCCGTGCAACGTAAACGTTCTAGTCATTATCCAATCCCTAGCACAGACTGCAGAATCTCCCGCAAGTCTGTAACAGTAGCGGATACAGCCCTCATAGACTGGACCCTTGCCGCAATGTCTTCATCAATGCAACCTGGCACGATGAGTGTAGTAAGTCGAAGCCGAGCACGTGAACCGCGCCTGTTACCACGACTTTCGCTTTGATCTCTAGCGATTGACGACCACCCTTGACTGAAATAAATCATGTGGTCGCAATTAGTTTTCGAATTCTCTGGATCTGAAATGTCGTAGCCGTGCAAGTTCAATCCAGCGCTACCAGTTTTAGGGCTAGCAATTAGCACCCGCATACTTGGATCACAATTGAAGCGTTGGACAACTAACTCACGGTCCGCCTTGCTAGTTTCGCCGTAGTACGTTTCGTGTTCTATCCCTAGCTCGGTTAGGCGCTTAGAAAGCACGCGAATGTCTTCATTGAAAATAGCCCAGATTACCGTCTTTCCAAGAGGGTCCCGGTCAGGATCCGTAAGCAGCTCAACAGTCGCTTCTACTTTTGAATTGATAGCGGAGATTTGCTCAACACGCTTTGGAGTAACTGTCTCCATGGTGTCGGGGTCTACTATGGCATCCCAAGTAACGTGCCCGCTAGTCACTTGCGCAAGGCGAAGCAAGCTGGTGAGTACGTTCTCAATTACCATGCTTGAAACTACTTTGCCTGATAGCACGTCTTTGTGCTCAAGCGAAAGCTCGTCTCTGATGCGGGCGTAGTATTTAGCTTGAAGCTCTGTCATTTCTACGTCGACAGTATCCTCCCACTTAGGTGGAAGATTCAAGCCCGCTTCCTGCTTTGTTATCACATAGCAGGTCCGTGTCAATCGCTCTTGAAGCATTGGCACGTTACGTAGTCCGACAAGTTTCTCTACGGTGGTTGTTCCCGCATCCACCGATATGTAGGTGCCATGGAACTTTCTAAATGCTTTGAACGCTGCAAAGCCAGATAGACCAGGCTCGAGAAACTCGAGCTGAGTCCACAGGTCCATAATAGAGTTACCAGTTGGAGTGCCTGTCATTCCAAGACGCGTCATAGTAGCGTCCCGAAGCTTCTGCATTGCGCCCCAGCGCTTTGCACCAGCGGACTTGTAATTATGAGACTCGTCGGTAATTACTAGGTCCCACGGTACTACGCATATCTGATCGATAGTCGCAGCTAGTGACTCGTAGTTGATGATTACGACGCACCATTCTCTATCGCCCTCGGGGCGAATAGCTTGCGCCATAGCTCTAATGCGCTCTGTAATCAAGCCTCTAGCTGTAGCTACCTTTCCTGGCGTAACAGCAAAGCGTTCTAGTTCGTGCTTCCAGTTAGTACATACAGCCGGAGGACAAACGACTAGCACCTTGTACAAGGAAGGGGGTTGCTCTGAGGTGCGAGCTCGAGCCTTTCGGCGAGCTCTAAGGCACATCAATTGAATTGCAGTAGCCGTCTTTCCTGTGCCCATGTCCATAAACAAGTTGGCGGACGCTTGGTCTAAAGCGTACATAACACCAACCTTTTGATAATTAGATAGACGAAGATCCGGATCTGGGTGGTCTATCCAATCATCAGGAAGCGCAGGCATCTCGCCTGACAATTTGAACTTTGCCACCATCTCGGCGCGTTTCGCTTGAGCTGCGAAGCGAAGCAAGAGATACTCGTAATGGAGTCTAGTCGAGTCCCCTTTGCAGAGAAGACGATCTCTTCGCCACTTTGAATCGATAAGCAAAGCAGTGAAGTCAGTTGCTCCAACCTCCCACCTCCACTTTGGCTGAATCAAGCCTTTTTCAATCAACACCTGCTCTTGCTTGCTAGGCTTGACACGCTTTGATTCTGGAATGCAGTTCTCTAAGAAGTGCACTCCGCCAACCGCAGGAGGTCTAGAAGTATCTACGACTAAACCGCTAGCGCCTTTTCGAGCAACTACTAGCTCAGCATGGAGTTTAGCGCCACGACTCTTTTCGTCGTCAAGCACTAACCAGTCATCAGCCCCAGCTACTACAGGTTCCAATAATTGGCCTGTAGCCTCTGTCAACGGCTGCAGAACTAACTGCGCCGGAATTCGTGGGGCGTGAAGATACGTTGTCGTACTTACTTGACTTTCCATGCTCTATGCTCTGTGCAGGGTTAGGTATCATGCCAACCCCTTGGCTACCTGTAAATGCCTAATGCTCAGCTGATGCTGAGCATAAGTGCTTGGTATTACTGGACTTACGGAAGCTGGTCAATTGAACATTCGTTCATCGGTTTATCATCGCGCCAACGAATGAAGCGAGGAAAGCGAAGACTCCCTTTAGCCCCAACGCTGTCGTATCCAACTTCCATAACTCGACCGATTGGACTTTGCTTCGAGTGCTCTCGCTCGGTATCAGAAAAGCCTGTGCCTACCTCCGCAATCACTCGAGGTGAACCTTTATCGAACACGGCCACTTCAAAAGCTCCAACTCTTCCTAGGTGCTTTCCTTGTCCAGGCTGAACGGCTGTAACAAAAGCGTCTACCGTCAAGCTGGGTTTGACTTTCCACCAATCGCACCAGTGGCCCATCTTGACAACGTAGCCCTCTAGTTTTCGGAGGCTTGCTAAGTCACGCAATTGTTCAACTGCGTACTCTTGGCCTTTGTATATAGTTGAGTCCTCTGCTAACGCCTCTGCTTCAGCGTCTCGAAGACTAGATCCAAACAGTTGGAACAGTTCAGTTGAAACGTCTTCAGGCTTCAACCCTCGCGCATCTGCTCCATGCAACCACGGAATAGCAAACGGAGTTAGTCGCAATTCTCCTGCCTCAGATCCAGCCGAAAGGATGTGCGACACTTCTGAAGCCGGTTTCCCTGGCGCCCAGAGCTCGCAATCAACTAAACACTGAATAGGGGTCTTGTCAACTACTTCTCGCACGCTCGAATGCACGCGGGCTTTGTTCCACAACTCAATCGTCGGATCTCGCCCTCTCATCCAAACTGAACGATCAGCATTGACGGCATACGTTACTCGTATGCCATCCATCTTTCGATCAATAACTGCGTGCATTGAATGACGACCATCCCAGAGTTTGGGCTTTGGTCTACCAAGCAGCAGTATCTCACTCGGGTTTTTCATAGTGCTTTGACTGCGGCAATTGCTGCGTCTTTGATTTCTTGATCGCTCAAACCAGACTCACGCGCTTGACGTGCAGCACGAAGTGCAGCCTGCCAAGCTTCACGTCGCAAGTTTCCATAGGCAATGTATGCGTCTTGTGCAGCGCCAGTAACGAACGGGTCACGTGCAACACGCGCGCAAGCAGCAGGAATCAAGACCTTGTTTCCACGATCCGTGACGTGAGAAACCAGACGATTTCCGTGTGAGTCAGTAAGCATCCCTACACTACGAACTAGTGACCTAGGTATTTCTGTTTTACAAAGAAGATCCGTCTAGGCCTGCAGCGTCAACGGCTCGTCGGAGTATTCCCGACTCTGCCATACCTTTACGCCACTTCTCTGCAAGTTTGTCTGCGATCGCGTTCAGTTTCTTGGTGCGCGCAGACTTCTCTTCCGCCTCCAACTGCGTCAGAACGACTTGGTGGGATGCGAACAGGGCTCGGAGCGCCTGGAGGGTGCCCGGATTGAGCTCGAGACTGGGAACTGTAGACATAAGCCCTTGGAAATACTAGACTTAGGACCGTTAGGTACGGGGTCCCAGGATCGCTTATAGGGACGCCGGATCCAGGCTGGCCTAAGGGCCTAAGGCCTAGGTCCGGTGAGTCCAGGGGCGATCCTGGGACTTGGCTTTTGTAATGCCTTCGTAAGTTGATCGCGCTAACCCAGAGCGATAACGTCTCCGAGTCCGTCTTGGCTCGGTTGAAGCTGCATGCCTCCAAAGTATTCGCCATGGATTCCGATTTTCAAAGCTAGAAGAGCCCGCGCGAAAAGAACTCGAATTTCGGCATCATCGTGCTCGCTGCATCGAGCAAAAATCATTCGTTTCCATTGAGGCAGATTAGCCGAGAAAACAAGCCGTGTATACAGCGCGTTTCCGAGATAGCCGCGAGCTGCTCCACGCGCTTGTTTGCGCGCTTGAAGCTTATTCACTTTGTTCTCTTCAAAGTGAACTTGGAGCTCTCCAGCAATTCGTCGATACGATTCTTGTGAAGCTTGAGTTACCGAGTGCGCCATTCGCAATGCAGTTGCTGCTTGAGAAGCACGCGGATGCTTAGTCGAAGTTCCGTGCTTCAGTGCAGTCAGAGCAGGGTGCTCAACCCAAGGAGCTTCGTCTTCGGTAATAAACAGAGTGCTTCGTTGACTGATAGCCGTATAGTCGCCGTGTCGAACAAGAGCGTGAGAAGTGCCCCTAGAGCATCCAATCATCATCGAAACCCAATGCTCTTCTGGATGTTTTGCATCAACGACTCGTGCTGAATAGTCCGGCGACAAACGCACAGGTTTCAGATTAGCAGCTTGCGCAATCTGAGGAGCAACTTGATATGCACCGTCAGTGATGGCCGCTTGAAGAGTATGGACAAGTTGCTGACTAACCAACAAACCGCTATTGCCAGTTCTGTCCCACTCAACTGCAGAACGAAGGTTCAAAGTAACCCGCAATTCATTCCAAGCAAGCGGAAGAAGACGCGGGTATACTCCGGGTCGACCAATGCAACCGAGCGCTAAGGCTTGAGCAGCTGCAGTGTTGGGACACTGAATTGCGACAGTGTAATTAGCGTGCTCCAGTACGCTGCCGTGTCCAACGTCAATGATGTGTTGATGATACTCGCTAGAGCCTCGAGAACGTTCTGCTCCAAGCGAGTCGTAACAAGTTCGACCAGCTAGCTCAACTAGTCGCTCTTGCACAGTGCCTTGCAGTTGGTTGTCATTTGGAGTTCCCATAACAGGTGGAACTCGCAAATTGACACCATCCCAAACAGGGAACACTTGGATATTGAGATCGCAATCGCCTGTTTCTGCTCGCATACTACTCCAAAGTGCAAGCGCTAATTGCTAAGCCTATCTCAACCTATAGCGCGTGCGGTGGTTTACAGACTAAGCCAGCCTTTGACTAAACAGCCTAGTGCAGCTCCATACACCAAAAGGGTTACATACCATGGAGCGCGCTTGTTTAGCCAGTCTAGAAGCCGTTTCATACACCGACTTCAGCTTGAAGCTTAGCAAGTTCTGCTCTTAGCTTCTCTAGCTTAGCACGTTTTGCTTCGATACTAGTCTCTCGACGCTTCTGTTCAGAAGAAGCCATTCGCGCATGCTTGGTTCCAGCGCAAGCGTCTCGAGCCTCTTGTTCTGTTTGAAGGCGCGCAAGCTCTGTTTCGGCGCGCTTTAGACTAGCAGGAGCAGACTCAATATCGCGCATGAGCTGATCGCGTGCGATAGTGAGTTTAGCAAGATCTTCATTCATAGCCCTGAGCCGAGTAGGTCCGCAAGCAATCAGATTGCGAGCTACGTGTCGAAGAGCTGTAAAGAATGCTTTGTCGTCTGCCATAGTCTGCTCTGTGCGGTATGTGGTTTATATTTAGTGACGGTAGGAGCAATTCCTACCGTCACTAAACGTTTCAATTCGAACGCTGTCTCTGTCTCTGACTCTGACTACTGCCCGAGTTGGTCCGGGTCGATTCCCTCTTCCTTCAACTGCTGTTGCAGAGAAGCCATCATGTTTTGCAGCTTCTGCAGCTTCGCAACCTTCGCGCGCTTTTCCGGATCGCCGTACTTGGCCGCGTTTTCCGCACGCTTGCGCAGTTCAGCCGCCTTCGTCATTGCTCGTTCTGCAACCAGTTCCAGCTTCATAGCCGCGAACTGCAGACGAGGCATTTCGCTCGCAAAGTCCTTCGGCTTCGGCGCGAGATACTTCTTCGGGTCGTAGCCCGGAGGAACAACGAGCAGCAATCCATTCGCATCAAGCATTTCCGGAGTCGCTGTACTGAGCAGCGTCGGTCGCTTGACTCGAACAATCGGCTTGCGTTCCTTCTTTTCCTTGCCTTCCTTCTTGGACTTCGTAGCGGTGGTCGTAGCCATGTCTTGTCTTCCTTGACTGTGTTTGAGTGTGTGTTGAGGACGGGTGTCCTCGTTGCTTGTGCCCGATGTTACGCTCGAGGAGCTCGAGTATGTCGAAGAAAGCAGACTTTCTTTGTAAGAAGAACGTACGGTCCCTCGGACTCATACGGGCTCGTCTGGACGCGGCTGTATATACAGCACCCAAAGGCAAGCCCAGGAAGCCCTGTGACTCCCCGGGCTAACCGGTCGGTCTACACCGGACCGAATCCGAACGCCCACCAAGTCGTCGAATCGATGGCATAGAACAGAAGGCCACGAGTCGCAACTAGAGTGTAAGCCGCGTTTACGGCCAGAGCGTTGATGTTATCTCCACTAGCGGGATAGACTGTCAAGGTGTTTGTTGCATGACAATGCCGCAAGAAAACCATTTTCTTTGCGACTGCAGGTGGCAACGTAATGCAGTCAAGAGTTGTCACAGCCGTGATAAAATTCACAGAGTGAGTAATTGGGCCATTACCTTGAGCAGCTGGATTAGTAGCGTTAGCGACAACAAAGTCGCCAATACTAAATTCCCCACTAACTAGCATATTGACTGCAGACAATAGGCCTAAGAAAGAGGGGTCTGTCTGCATAGCAGCAACTGTGCCACTGCCAGTCTTTCCAGTTACGTCTGAAAGGTCGCTAAGCGCTAAGACTTCAGATAGCCAGCCGGCGGCAAGCTTGTTTGATCCATCCGCTTGCGGAACTGCAGAAGCCGTTGGAGTAGTTGAAGCGGTAAGAACAGCTGCACTTCCAAGGCCTAGATTGCTTCTAGCCGTCGATGCGCTAGCAACGTCCGACAAGTTGCTAGCCGACAAAAGTGCACCTTTGAGATTGTGCTCCAACACAATCCAGCTAGTACCAACCGAGGCTTCTGTTCCTCCTGCGTTATCAGCAATGCAAACATAGACGTCTGCAATGTCAACGTCTTTGCCGCTTGCTCCTCCTATCTTTCCTGCTACAGAGATTACATACGAATCTCCTTTCAATGCAGTCGGATAATTAGGATTAGCGCTAGCGTCTGTTGACCCTTTGAAATCCAGCAGTCCCGTTACTGCAGTATCAATGTAGGCCTTTACTGCTTTCTGAGTAGCCAGTCGAGTGTCTGAGTTTGCAGCTAGCGAAGTATCGGTGTCGAGGTCAAGCAAGCCTGCCGTTGAAGCTCCAGTAAAGTATGGAACTTTGTTTGCGGCAGGAGTCAGTCCACCAAGCGCGCTAAGCGTTGTTCCAAACCAGCCAGCAGACAAGTGCCCAGAGCCGTCGGCGATTGGAATAAGGTTGGCAGTTGGAGTCGCAGAAGCTTGCCGTTCATCAAGCACTTGGTACCAAGACGAACCATCTGAAAAACGAAGTGTCCAAGTAGTCGACACTTGTTTGAACCCAACGCATCTGTCATAGTTAGACGCTGTTGGTAATGCTGTAACGGAGTTATACTCTTTGAGAGCAAGCGGGCCTCCCTCCAGGTAATCAACAATACCTGCTAGATTGGCTTCTAGCGGTTGATCCCACGACTCAGTGCCTTGGGTAATAGGAACTAGCGAGATGCTCGGTTTCACTAAACTCTCCTAACAACGATTGCCAAGATGCTAGACCGGTAAGCTCCTTGAGTGTATACCAGCTCAGCAATGAATTGATCCGGTTCGCCGCCAAAGTCAGCGACCATGTCTGCGTTTTCGTATGTCCAGCTTGTTTCTGTTATGCCAGTTGCAGTTCTCTTGATAAGACCGCCATCTAGAATACGAATTGAGAAAACACCAAGAGGTGGAGTAACTGCGGCTGGATAACCATAGGGCTGTAATCCAGCACCTGTTTTGTCACCACCTGGTTGGACATAGTTCCAGCTAATTACAGAGTCCTCTCCAGTCACCCAAGCGTTAGCATGCCCGCCAACGTGTTCTGCTCTCAAGCAGCGTGGATCAATAGGAGCTCTCGAACCGTATCCCTCTAAGTGAACAGTTCTCGAATCTACTTGGTCTAAATCAACAGAGACTCCTGCACTTGGAATGCTTCTAACAAGCAAGTCTCTACGAGGCAAAACAAGCGGGTCTTCGAACGCCTCAATAGTTAGCGGATCAAAGACATACACCTCTGCACCAATGTAATGATCTTGACGATGCGACGTGTGATAACGTCCGCGGAGAAGGCCTAACGCTCTATAGACGCCTGGACTAATTAGCAACATTCGACGAACGAATATGCACTCGTTGCCAATCACCATCATTAGGCGACCCGATCTCCAACCAAATTCATCATCATCAAACTGAGCTAAAGTGTCCATGTCTGGTCCACGTACTGAGACAAGCGGACCTTCTTCTACCAGTAGTCCAGCTCGAGGCAAGCTCTCAAGCAGTATTCCGCCTGCCGCAGCATACGTAGACTTTCCAACGTTATGCCAGACTTCTCCGTCGTCTGAAATTTGAACGGCTGATTCTCTGATTGTCGCATTAGCTCTGATGCGCAGAAGCGCAAGCTTTTGAAGACCCCCAGTCAAGTGAGGAGGCATCTCAAAGCCTCGAACAACTGCATCTGCTTCTGCTCCTGCTACTTGGCCTGACGAATTGACGACGAGCTCAACAGGCTGTGGATGGTCAACAGCATAGACGTTGGTTGCGCACTCCACTCTAGTCGCTCCTGAAATAGTGTCAGGAAGTACTTCATAGACTAGCACGCTTGTAGGTAAACCGGGTACCGATATTTGCAAGCCTGGATACAGGTCCCTAGCTTGCCTATTCATATTGAGACTGAACTTGCTTGCGCTAGACAACTGAGATTCTAAGTCTCGTCGAGAAGCAACTTTTGCCGCAGTAACCAAGTCAGTGACATTGGTTAGATCTATTATCTGTTGACCCTGTGCACCAATTATAGACGCAACCCCATCGTCGTTTAGCGTGACTGGAACCGGCTTGTAGTTGTGCTGCCTATCAAGGAATGAGTAAACGCCCCTTGTCAAACCGAGCGCGTCCATCAAGAGTGACTCGATTGACGGAATAGGCGGCAAAATCAAACTGGCCGATATTGCGATTGGATTCGACGCTCTGATCGGCACGAATGTCCAAAGACCGTTGACTAGAGTGATAAAGCAGCCAATGTCAAGCAGTATGCTTCCAATCGCTCCGTCAAACTTAGACCCTTGCTCTCCACCTTCAATTCTGATATTCAGAGGCAGATGCTCATCAAACATCAAAACCCCAAGCGCTTCAAGCGAATCTATATTCCATTCGCTTCTATCAAGCGCTTTACCAAGCGGCCAAGCAGCAAACAGCAGCTGGTCTAGCGCGTGTGCAGGGTTAGCCCCATCCTCTCCTGCCTTATAAGCTTCAACTACTCCATTATTATCAGAGCCAGAAAACACGCCCTCAAAAACTATTTGTGTAACACCTCCACTAAAATTAGAGCCACTAACTTCATAGTCACCGTCAGCCGCATTACCAACTAGTCGCACCATCATTCCTGCTGGGTATTTAGCAGTATGATTCCCTAAGATAACTACGTTGCCTGTTCCTGGCGAACCAAGCCCGCTATCAAACGCAAACTGAATGTCGTGCTGTACTCCTGACGGAGTGTTATTTGACTTCAACCAGGGCTCTGTCTGAGTCAACAGTGACTCAGGATCCGTACTAATCTCATACTCGACAAACTCCCACGTTGAGAGTTGTCCAAGCATCTTCTTTTTCCAAACAATATGAGACAGAAACGGCCACCGGCTAGCTACACCAACTCTGGTCGGATCTGCTATGTACGTATCAATTGGTTGACTAACCGTGCCTGGGTACATAGCCACAGTCTGCGGAGTCGCAGACGTTCCAGTCAAAAGAAACTCAGCACCTGCCTGCTCGTCTAGATCAAGGCCTTGAATACCAAAGTCAATTAGTACTTTGCCTTTTTCGACTATCTTGTGCATTCGTTGAGAACGCAATGCAATACCAATCCAAGCCGATTCAAACCAATTCTTGCTGCCTGCCTCGCTCTTTAGCTCTCGCTCTCCAGTCCATAGAAACACGCCAGCAACTCTGCGGCGTCCAATAACTACGTCTAAGAATGCGCCTCTATAAGCTAGAGGAGTCGGCTTATTGTCTGTGAATACTCCAGGCTGCTTTACCTTTAGGAGAATCTTCGAAGCCGCAGCTGCGAAGATGGCAAAGAAGATTTGAGGTAGGTAAGTAGCCATTCTAAAACGCTAGTACTGCTCTAACAGCAGGTCCACCTTCATACCAACCAATTTTAGCCACTCGATCATTGCAATGCCAAACTTCTTTATGGTGAAGACCTGCAATGCCAAGACTCGTCAATCCGTTTCTGTCTAGCATTATTACAGTGCCAGGACGCGCAATTTCAAGTCGTGATGGCCTTCCAAATCGACGAGCAAAAGCACGCATGTATGCGACGAGCCTCGGTCCATACATCTTATGCACTGACAGTGGAAGCGACTTAGGAAACTCAGCCGGTTCACCTCTCAATGAAGCAAGCACAGACCAGCTGTGTCTATAGCAATCAACGCCTACTCCAGGGACGCATACTCCGTCTGCTCTTGGAGTCCCTGCCCAAACCGCCAAAGCACTTTCAAGGCGAGCTAGATCAACGCCTATTGCTGGTCCCCATTGCACTCTAGAACCATCAAGCCATTTCATGCTGTTGGTTCCTCTAGCACAGGGTTATAGTCAGGAATCTTGATTCCATATCCCGCAAACTGGCCGGTGTTTCCCCACTCTTCACAACGCTGACTAGACTTGGTGCATCCTGGCGTTACTTGAATGCTTGCTCCAAGCCAAGCGCTAGGTGGAGTTCTAACAAGCGTAAACGACTCTGGATTGTCGGACTTCCAGTTACGGATTTTGACTCTGACGCCGTTCAATTCCAAGTAACCGTCTTTCCAGTATACGCTTGACGCCCCGTCAACGAGTCCCGTTATAGTAACAAGTGCTCCAGTAACGGTAGCTAAAACCCCAGTTTGAGTTAGGGCTTCTTTATCAACGTTTGGAGTTTGGCTCAAGCTAACAAAGCAGCCATGCTCGCCAAACGTCAAAGCACATTCAGGATTACAAGGCAGGCTAACTTGAGCTTGAAGCAGCTGCTTAGTAACGACTAGCTCTAATAGAACGCGCCCTGGCTTTCCTTCTGGGTTTCTCAATGAGCGACGTCCATACCCATTGAATAGCAGCTTATCAGAAGTTGTCGTTTCGCTAATTGTTATTTCCCTAATCTGCGCTCTCAGTCTAGGAGCTGGCTCTCCACTGCTAACAGAGGCTAGAATCGCATCATCTGAACTGTAGGGCAATTCTAGATTAGACGGCTTTTCGTCTAAGTCGCCTGTCGATGCACCTAGCTTTACTTCCAAGCTAGGCACGCTTATGTAGGTATCAGAGCCGTATTTCCTATCAGACGGCCAGTCTGTATACCGTGAATAGGACAGCTGAGTTCCATGCCCAGCTATAAGCGTGACAAGGAGGTATGCGTTCTTTTTTGTTTCCGACGTTGACATTACAAGCCCGCTATTTCAACATCCGCCTCTGAACCCAAGCCAATCAAACTTGTAACGACGTCAACTGTTTCGTCTGTCTCCCAGCGCTCAATGACTTCGTCAACGCTCTGTCGCATCAGATAAGCAGGTCGAACTGATACTAAGTCACCTACCACTGTTCCGCCAGGAAGAGCAATATCTAGCTCAAGCTCTAAGTATCCGCTACCGCTAGACGCGGCAATAATTCTTCGGATATACAGCGTTCCGTTAGTTCCCTTGATAGCGATAGTCGGAGTAAAACTCTCGATATCGTCTGGCTCATTATCATGCGAGGCAACTCGAATGACTGTCAAAGAAACTACTGCACTTGGTCGAAGCACTGGAGCCGGCAATACAAGGTAGAAAGACTCAGTTCTGCCCCTCATTGAATCAAGAAAACGCAGTACTGGCCAAGCGTCAGCTCGAGACAAAAAACGCATTGGCAGGTCTAGAGTAGGTTGCGCTGGCTGCGAATTAGGGCTAACCACTTCTGCTCGCCCAACTGAGAACGTGTTTCCTCGTCGCGATATTCCAATGTGCATGTCGTTAGACCAGTCTAGCCGTGGCTCTAGAATTGGTCGACTGTCTGGAGCAAGCTGGTAACCAACTGGAGTGCCGTAAGACAATGCAGGTAAAGCGGACTGCCCTGGTGCTTCTTTGACTTCGACTCTGACTTGATAGACATCTCCACTGAGAAATAGGCCTGAGCTTTGAAGCTGAATCTCTACATCTAGTAGCGGATAGATTCTAGAGCCAGGGCCGTAGTGCCCAACAGACGCTGAAGTGAACGTAGCTATTACTCCACCTACTGCATAGTAAACGGTTGCGTAGCTAATGTCGGATGGCTTTCCATCTTCCATGCTAACGATAGCAATTCGTTGCCCAATTGAAAACCGGCGATAATCGGCGCTAGCAACGAAATACAGTCCTTCTGAGTCTGGAGAAGGCGCGTTTATAGTGGCATGGTCGCAGTACAAAGGCATTTGAGTTCGTTCAACAGACAGGCGTTGAACGCTCAACCACAGCTGTAATGCTTCATCACGGCCTAGGCCTAAGAATGCAATTCGAAGGCTTCTATACGGACGATCTCCAAGACAGCGTCGTTCCTCTGCTCCGTCGTCTTCTGCGACTGTTACATCAACTTGCCAAGCCGTTGATAACTCAACTGCAGTCTTCCAATTGTGTAGGAAGATTCTTTGTGGCTGATCCGGCAAATCTAGCGGAACAAGTGGAGGTGCAAGATTGTCAGCTCGTCGCGCAATCACTTCTACTCCAACACGAGTAAATAACAGAACCTTTGGAATTACTGCTATTACTTCGATGCCGACTCTGGTGACTTGAAGACGCTTTGGCGCGCTGGCAATTACTTCAACGCCAAGTCTAGTCATAGAAAGCGTTGAGGGCATTACTAGATAAAACGACTCTATTGCTATTGACGCTTCTCCAGCTCCGGCGCTTAGAGTAGCGACTAGTCTTAGGTCTTCAAAATCTACAACAGTCGCAGCCGTTACAGGATCAACTGTAAACGCAACGTCTACAAAGTCTGCAGACCCAAAGTCTTCAGTGCTTGAATCTACTACACTCGCACCCTCTCTCAATTCAAAAGCGAGTGTTATATCACCAGCGCCACTTTGACGACGTGCTCTGATTCTAATTTCAAAGCCGTCTCCTGTTTGTGGGTCTGTTCCCGGATCGAGTAAAAGCTCTAGCTCTGAAGAGAATACTGCGCACCAAGCGTATCCTCGATCGTCAGGGAATGGAGAAGACGGTGCTCCTCTTAGCAGTTCTGCAATATCAGTTCCGCCTCTTGCTTCCCAAGAGTTAGACTGCACTACAGAAAGTGGATACAGTGATTGCATTCTAGGCTACAGACTTCACGCCAAATTGAGCGCCATTGACATCTGATAGAGTCCAGGCCGCAGCTGTTACTGGATTCGTATCCCACGGCTGCACAACGCAGTCGTAAGACGTATCATCAATTGCTTGAGAAGTCCCTTCTGCTATAGTGGAAGAGTGCCTCAAAATGCCTTTGACATTTCTAGACCCAGACGAAGATAGTCTAATCTCCGCGTGCAGCATAACAGCAGTTATGCCTCCTGAGATGTAAGTCAAATCACTAGCGCTGAACAGCTCAACCTTGTCGTCGATAGTAGTACTGACGTAGGTTGTATCATCGTCTGGATTGGGTGTCTCACTAACCATTGCCGTGTGATTAGAACCGGTCGAAGGAACCCAATCAGTTGTAGCACCGTCCGCGCTTGGCAAAATCAGCTCAATCACTTGATCGCCATTGAAAGTTGTAGTCGCCGACAGGATAACGATATCGTCTAGACGGCTGTCTCCGCCTACCTGGTGGTCAAGCTGGAACTCCACCTGGTCAACAGTATTCACAGTTGCAGACGTAGCTACTCCCGCACCCGACCCTAACGATACCTCATTACGCCTAAAGTCAAAAGAGCCTGACGTAGTGCTCGCGACCAGCTTCCACTCGAAATAGTTCCACGCCCCGGCAACGATCGTCGGAGTAGTAAACAAAAGGGATGGGCTGCCTCCAGCTTTGAATAGCCTAAGAACAAAGTCGTTAGTTAGCCCGACTGGAATAGCATCGATATAGGCTTGCTCTACGCCTCCGCTCATAAGGCGCACAAGCTTGCGTCCAGAGACAGGCTTCTTCAGTAGCATAGCAAATCCCACTATGGTAGAAGCGTCTACTGCCCAAGCCTTTGTCCTAAAGACTGTAGTGCCTACTGTGCTTGGAACTCCTCTAAGCCCATAGCCAAGTAGCCTACCTGCATCAAAGCTGCCGTACAAAACCGAGCCTGGATACTTCCTAGCAAACGTCAGTGCGTTGCCAGCATACTCAAAGCCTTCTGACCAAACAGTGCTCATCGTCCTTTGACCCCCAAAAGCGTTCTCAAGCGAGGAGCGTTGTTCGCCAAGAACCTAAACATTGAGTTACCGCCTCCAGCTAGAAGGCGGTCCATAGTCTGGTCGTCCGCTACAAATCCAGGTACTACGTTTCCAGACCCTGCGCCTTGAAGCACTTGACCGCCTTCAGCGAACCTAGACTTAGGAACACTGCTAGGCATGCTACGACCAAAGCCTTGTAAAAGTCCAGGCGGGATAAGCTTGTTATTGATTGCAGACATAGCTACGTCGCCATAGTAGCGACTAGCATCTCTATTGATAACCCACTCGTCAGGAGTTAGCAGTGCACTGATAACGTCTGCGTTTACGTTGGGTCCGGGTACGCTTCCGCCATCGCTGAACCGAATTGCTTTACCGCCTTGGTTTAGTACTGCAGAGGTTCCAGCGCTAGCAGTTGCTCCGCTAATAGCAAGACTGCCTAGACCTAGTGCGTTCTTTACTGCATTGAAAACAATTAGCTGCGCAATCATGTCAGCAATTCCCAACAGGAAATTGCCAAGGAACTCTTTGAATTTGAAGCCACCTTTCACTAGTCCAGACACCAGTCCAGACATAGCATTGACCGCGACAGTTCCAAACTTCTCTCCGGCTTTGCTCATATCAGCAAAGTCTTCGATTGTTTGACGAGCTCCTACTTGAAAACCGTCTGCAAAGTCGGCAAAGGTTTGTCCCGCTTGCTTAGGCGCGCTTTGCTCTAACCCAGTTAGCTTATCTTTGATATCTTGAAGTGAAGCGGCTAGCTGCGGGTTCTTAGCTATCAGTTGGTCTAAATCAGCTTGCGCTTGCTTGAGTGCTTCAGAGTAATTCTGAACTGCCTCTGCATTCTGTCTGAAGGCCTCGGCCTGCGTTATATTACCGCTAGTAGTAAGATCCGCTGTCTCTTGTCGCGCCTTCTGAAGCTCTTTTCGGGCTTCTACTACCTTGTCTAAAAGCGCTTGAGCCGTCTCTCTTACCCTGGCATTTTCCTGCTTGATCTGCTCTGCACGCTCTCGGAGCAGTTGAGACAAGCCAGCTTGAGCATCTTTGAGATCCTCTTCAGTAGCTAATGACTTCTGACGAAGATCAAGCAGCTTACCTAGCTGATCTATTACGTCTGCATTTTCGCCTTGAACTTGACGAATAGCGACTATCTCATCGCGAACAGCTGCTTCTGCTTCACGCTGCTTAGCTAGTTTAGCTTCAAGTGGCTCTACTTCTAGCTCTCGCCTGAGCTCGAAGTACTCCGAGAACGTTATCAACTCATCATCTAATTGCCCTTTGAGTCGAGCTAGGTCCCTTGCACCTTGACGTTTAGCAGACTCCTCAGACTGCTGCTGCTCTACTTGATCGACTTGTCTCTCTAACGCCGCAATCGCTTTAGCTAACGCAAGCCTACGCGCTAGCTCCGCATCAGTAGCTGCGGCCTGCGCATCATCTTGCGCTTTGAGCCTGTCCTTACTACGCTGAAGAGTGCGCTGCTGAAGGTCGGTATCAAGACCGTCTATTTCAATAACCGCGTTAGCGACGTTTTGAACAACTGCGTACACTGCATTAGGCAGCGCAGTCTTTAGCGCCTTAGCTGCTTCATTCCCGATCAGGCCAAGGTCATCAACAAACTTGTCAAGACCCTTGAGACTACTTGGAACAGAGTTAGCTAAGTTGGTTCTGATGGCTGCGGCAGCTTCTTTAGAAACACCAGGCAGCGCACCAATAGCCTCGGACAAGCCGGCTGTGACCCCATCCGCTAGGAACGCAATAAAGTGCGTGACATACAAAGCGGAGTCAACAATGCCCTTTACTACCTTGCCTACTCCGCCCAAGATATCTGCTATGATTATAGCGATTACAGCAGATACTGTGTCTCCAATAGCAGGAAGAAACTCTGAGAGAGGCGTTATAACAAACGCGTCTATTGTGATAAAGAGCCTACGCAGGCCGGTGGTAGCGATATCAACTAGGTCCTCTACCTCTAACTTACCACTGCCTAAGTCCTCGACTACGCCTTTGACCTTCGCAGACGCTTCAGTAAGAAACTTCTTGATAGGTTCAAAGCCATCAGCTAAGCCAATTACTGCCGTAACTAAACCAACTACTATAGCCGAAACGACGGTTAGCTTTGCTGCAACAACCGCTATCGGTGCAAGCCAAGCTGCGAATCCAACAGCAGCAACTCCTGCAACTACGGCTGAGATAATAGGCAGTAACTTTAGGCCTTGCGATACGGCCGCCTCAAGTACCTTCAGCAAACCGCGGCCAACGTCCGAGTCAAGGAAATCAGCGAACTCAGCAGCAGCTGAGTTCAAGCCTCTATCAAAAATCAGCTTGACCGAGATAAGCCTCTTTCCAACCCTCTCCAACGTATCATCAAATAGATTGATAGCTTGAGTATCTTTTCCAAAGTCAGTCTTAGCTAGTTCAGCTGCAGCGCCTTTGAACTTAGCTCTAAGCAACTCAATGCCTTCTGCGGCAAGCGTTCCTGCCTTGGCAAGATCTCGAAGCTCTGGCACTTTCTGTGCTAGCAGTAGACCCTCGCCCTCGTCGAGCTTAGCAATAGCCCGCGCTGCTCCTTCCAATGGAAGACTAAGAGCCGTCGCAGCGTCTACTGTAGCCTCTATGGCTCCAGCTAACTTGCCCGCTTCAACTCCAGAGTTAGCGAGCAGGGTCGCAATTTGAAGGACCTTCTCGTCTCCTACTAGCGTATTAGCTTGGATGTCCTCTGCTTGCTTTAGAATTTGAGCAAGCACGTCACGTCGACCACGTAGGGCAAACGTGAGTGCTTGCTCTGCTTGCACTTGCTCACTAGCCGCCGTGATAGCTCGCTGAGCTGCGGCTAGTGAAGCATACGAAGCTGTCAGTCCTGCAATTGCCGACGTTAGTGGACTTACTTTTGAAGCTAAGTCCTTTACGTCTGTTGCAGTACCTTTGAAAAAGGTACGCAGCTTATCAGCAGTCCCCGAGAACTTGTCTCTAAGAAGCGCTGTTACTGTTACTTGTTCGTCAGCCACGTAGTTCTCTGATGCTTGAAGTTACTTGGGCGTTTGCCTTTGAATCAATGGCACCTGATATTCCAGCCATCAGCGCTTCAATAGCATCCGCCTTAGCAGTTCTATAAAGCTTCCATGCTCGTACCGACCAGAACTTGATTTGAGGCAATGTCCATCCAGGATACGGCAAACCGGGTTGTTGAAGAACTACGATGTCTTGCATCGTATGCCCAGAGGCAATCAAGAACTGGATGGAGTCGGCAATGTCGAGGGTTCTTTGCCCTCCGGAATCAATGCCACTGCCTTCTTGAAAGCCTCTACCCAAGGGCGCCACTTACGCTCCTCACCAAAGCTCTCTTCGATCCAAGCTTCAACCACTCTAGCAACTTCCCAGTGCGGCAAGTTGTCTAGCGCAATTCCAGGTGAATCAATTCGAATGCACTCGGCGACAAGGTCCAAGCCCTCTTTCAGTAGTTCAGGAATCATAGCGACTGAGATAGTCTTCGCCATGTCTCCAATGCTGCTTCCTTTTTTCATTGGAAGGGTGGCTGCGATCTGAGCCAGTTTGGCAATCTGACTGGTGAACTTTTTCAAGTGCTTATATCCAACTGGATACACAGTCAGCACTACTCCACTTTCAAGCGTAAGCTGCTTTCCTGGGAGCAGGATTTCCAAAGGCGTCTTTTCCATGTCCTAAGTCCTAGGTGGTTGGTGGTAAGAGGGAGTCGTGCTGTCCACCGACCAGCACGACTCCCAGGCATCAGTAGCCCGTTAGGACTTGGCGGGCAACGAGCCAGTCGGATAGATGATTCGACCAGCGGGTTCATCAGCAGTCAAGTCGTTGAGCACAGTCGCTTTCAGTGTCAAGCTGCTAAAGTCTTCAGCAGAGACATTCAAGCCGGCTGGTGTCAAACTGACTCGAACTTCTCGCACAGTCTGTTGAGCGTTTTGCCCACGACTCCAGACAAGCATCATCGTGCCTTGAACCACTCCACTCAACGACTGTGGATTGATAAGGCGATCGCCTGTAACCGCGCGCTTGTAGAATAGCACGGTAACATTCGCAGCGGCTGCGAACGCTCCACCGTCTATCATACGAATGATACCCCGCTCAGCTGAAACCGTTTCCCAGTCGTCAGTCGGATCATAGAGCGTTCCGCTGGTAACCTTCTGCAAAGTGCCGCTGATAGCGGTCTCATCTGCTTCAGGCTCCTCTTCAACGACTACGGAGTACGGACCCGCTCCAGTAACCGACACTACCGTGTAGGTCTTGGCATTCTTGACGTTCGCCAACCCAGTTGAATTGATGAAAATCTTGTTTGCCGCTGCGACGGTAATCGTATTCAGCGTCATTGTAATCGTCTTGGTAGCTTTGACGATTGCAGTGATAGCGGATGTTGCGGACAGAGTTGCGCCATCGGTATAGACCGCAATGACGTGACTCAGCGCATAGAGAAACGTATCAGTTGAGTCTTTGATCTTGAGCAGGTGCCCAGGATGCGCGTAGTGACTAACCGCGTTTTGCTCTGCAGTTTGCGTAAACGCGCTAGGCGTGTTAGCAACATAGAGCAGCGCGAGGTTGTTCAGATTGAGGTTGCGCAGAACAAGATCGTACGACTCACCAAACTGGGTGAGTGCTTGATCCACAAGGACTTTCAAACCACCATCAGCATCGTATAGCTGAACATTGGTAGGCTCAATAGTCGGAGTTGCTGAGTCCAACACGCCGAGGTCGAGCAACGGTTGCTCGACGGCTTCGACCGCGTCTTTCTTGAAATAGGCTCTGGATCCTGCGACCCAGAAGTCTTGGTATCCAACAATAGCCATGGGTTGCTCTAGTAGGAAGCCGTCAAGGTTAGCACTATGCCCTGAACTCTCAGGCGTGAATCGTGAAACTCGACTACCCGAGCTGACTCTGTCATCAATACAATAGCAGCCGGATCTCCGTTGCTATCAATGCGTTCTGCTGCTTTCCTCAAGAGGGTTTCAGCGTCTTGAAAAAGCTCGTCAAGAATGCCATCATCAATTTCGGGTTCACTACCCGTTGGCATCGAGGTAGCCATCTCAAGAGACAAGGTCATATCGTTTATGCCTGTACTTTTGAGAACTGAACAATCATCTGACAAAACTGCGATAGCTCTAGGGCGTTCAGCGAAGGGGAACGTAGACCAGTCAATGACTCCTCGCTTGACAAAGTACACCCCTCCACGAACTAGCTTCGCTTCTGACTTTATAGCTTGGAGAAGAAATGCACGCGGGCTGCTCATTTGCGTCCTCCTGCCAAGCGCCCTAGCAGTTGACCAAGCTCTAATGCAATCTGCGGAAGCTGGTCACGTAAACCACTTCGAAGATAATGACGAGGCTTGTAATCTGCCTTAGCCAAAAGCAGATAAGCAGCCTTCGCCTTGGAGAGATCATCTCCAGCTGCCTTTAGCTGCTTCTCTTCGTAGAGACCACCAATTGCACCTTGCGAAATCCCAGACTTCCTGAAAGGCACAAAGCGCAATTCCCGAGGATCCTGCCTAGGCCCAGGATAGCGCGCAACTCCTGCTGCTGTCAATGAATCATTGACAGGCATAGCAAGCGCTTTCCTAGGCGGAATAGGTCTGACGGTATCATACGGAGACTCAGGATTATGCGGCTTTGTTCCGTGCTCCAGCAAGCCTGCATAGCGACTAGAAGGGCCTCGAAAGACACCAACTCGCATAGCTGGCACACCGTCAATTCGAAGACCCGTGCCTGTAATAGAGCGAGCTAGCGACCCTGTCCTGCGTCTAACAAGCTGACCCGCTAGCTTGTTAGACGAAATGTGTCCAGCTACCTTCAATGCGCGCTTTGTGAAAAGCGTCGTAACTGCAGCATAGACTTGCTCTCGCTGAAGCCCGAACCGTCGTCCCAGAACAGCTGGGGCCGGCGGGCGTTCTCGATGAACTCCAGTTCAAGCTCGACGTGCACCCAGCCCTGCAGGCCGCCCTGGCCATTGGCTTCGAGATCCACGTAAAGCTGGGGATCGTCACCAACCGAAGTCCAGGTGCCCGACGCCTCGTCC